TGGAAGATGTCGTCGGCGCAATAGAGCAAGGCGCGTCAAAGTTAGATGACTATTTAATTCTAGCTATTAGTTCAGAAGGAACTGTTCGTAACGGTTCCGGCGATACTATAAAAATGGAATTAAATAAAATTCTAAAAGGCGAATACCAAGCTCCGCATGTTTCTATTTGGTACTACAAATTAGACGCCATCGAAGAAGTAGGCGATCCAGCTATGTGGATTAAAGCCAATCCAAATTTGGGAAGAACCGTAACTTATGATGTTTATCACTTAGACGTTGAAAGAGCTGAAAAAGCTCCGGCGGCAAGAAACGACATATTAGCAAAACGGTTTGGAATACCAATGGAAGGCTATACGTATTTCTTTACTTATGAAGAAACACTTCCGCATGCCCCTAGAGAATTCTGGCAAATGCCGTGTGCTTTAGGTGCTGACTTATCGCAAGGCGATGACTTTTGTGCTTTTACATTTTTATTTCCATTTCAAAACTACTCTTTTGGTATAAAAACAGTTAGTTATATAACATCTTTAACGTTAATGAAGCTCCCGGCCGCTATGCGTCATAAATACGAGCAATTTATCAGCGAGGGCAGCCTCCATGTTCTTGAAGGAACTGTTTTAGATATGATGGAAGTTTACGACGATCTGGATCAAGTTATTATGGCCAATGGGTATGACGTTCGTTGCTTCGGGTATGACCCTTATAATGCAAAAGAATTTGTTACTAGGTGGGAATCTGAAAACGGGCCTTACGGAATTCAAAAAGTAATTCAGGGCGCAAAAACTGAATCTGTACCTTTAGGCGAAATAAAAATTCTTTCCGAAGAACGAAAACTTATATTTGACCAAGAACTAATGTCATTCGCAATGGGTAACGCAGTCACTTTAGAAGATACAAACGGTAATCGTAAACTTTTAAAGAAACGAAGCGAAGAAAAGATAGATAACGTTGCAGCATTGCTTGATGCATATGTTGCTTATAAACTTCATAAAGAAGCATTTGAATAGGAGATAAAATGTTTGAAAACAAAGACGATATAGAGTTAGCTTTAAATAACTTAGAACACGCTGGTGTAAAAGGTATGAAATGGGGTAAGCGTAAAGCCTCTTCTCCTACAGAAGGCATGTCTAGAAAAGAACGAAATCAAGCGATACGAGACGCTCAAAAAAATGTTTACCAAACCGCACAAGATGTTGTTGACTTACGCAGAGCAAAATTAACAGCATCCAGTAAAAGCGGGCAAGATTATATTAGTAAAAATTTAGCGGCTAAAGAAAAACAATTTAAAGACGAAGGTAATTTAGCTCGTAAAAGCACCACAGGACAAAAGTTTGCTACAGCGGCAATGCTTGGGTTATTAGGTGCAAGCGTATACGTACGTTCTCAATAATTATTATAAAAACCAAAGGAGGTGACGATATTTGGCTATTTTAGATAGAATAAAACGAGCATTTAATGCTTTTAGCACATATGAAAAAGAAGAGTTTGATTACAATATCGGACCAGTAAGCACTTATCGTCCTGATCGTGTTCGACATTTATTTTACAATGATAGGTCAATTATAACGGCAATTTATACGCGAATTGCAATTGACGTTTCAAATATTAAAATCAAGCATGTTTATGTTGATGAAATTGGTCGCTATTCAAAAGATGTTGAGAGTTCTTTAAATGACTGTCTGACTTTAGAAGCAAATATTGACCAAGCGCCAAGAGCATTTCGTCAAGATTTAATTATGACTCTTTTTGATAAAGGTGTTGCGGCTATTGTTCCTGTTGATACCGGGTCAAACCCGAACACAAATCAAAGCTTTGATATTTATACTCTTCGTGTCGGAGAAATAACGCAATGGTATCCAAAGCATGTCAGAGTTAGTGTTTATAATGAAGCTAAAGGTATGCGCGAAGAAATAACTTTGCCAAAAAGGTATGTCGCTATAGTTGAAAATCCTTTATATTCGGTGATGAATGAACCAAACTCAACGCTTCAAAGACTACTTCGTAAACTAACACTTTTAGATACCGTTGATGAACAATCAAGTTCTGGAAAATTAGATTTAATTATTCAGTTACCATACACTATAAAAACTGAAGCTCGAAAGCAGCAAGCAGAGGCTCGACGAGCAGATATTGAGTTTCAGTTGAAAGGCAGCCAATACGGTATTGCTTATACTGATGGTACTGAAAAAATTACGCAGCTAAACCGACCTGCTGAAAACAATTTATTAAAGCAAGTTGAATATTTAACCCAAATGCTTTATGGTCAACTTGGAATTACGGAAGCTATAATGAATGGAACTGCTGACGAAAAATCAATGTTAAACTATTTTAATAGAACTATTTATCCTATTATTGAGTCGGTTGTTGAAGCAATGCAACGAGCATTTGTTGTATCGGCAGATATTAATAAACCGGAAAAAATAAAATACTTTAGAGATCCATTCCAGTTGGTTCCTCTTATTGACATTGCTAGCGTTGCTGATATATTCTCTAGAAATGAAATATTAACAGCTAACGAGATTCGTGGATATATGGGAATTCCGCCTGCAGCAGACCCCAAAGCAGATGAGTTGACAAATAGTAATATGCCTCAACCATCGCAACAAGATACAACTCCAGTCGGTCAAATGACTTTACCACCAATAGAACCCGATACAACTCCAGTTGGTCAAATGGTTTTACCGCCGATGGGCACTAGTGGTGCATAATGAAACCAGTTCTTGTTATTTGGCACGATGCTCATGCCGCATGTCAAGGCTGGGAGTATTTAGATGATTTGGAAGATGATGGCGATTACGTTGTTAAGTCAATTGGATATTTAATTGATTCTAAAAAACATGGTAAAAAAAAGCATATTTCAATAGCGCAGTCGCTTAGCGAACATGATTGCGTTGACTCCATTCTCCATATTCCAAAAGCAATGGTTCAAAAAATAATCAATCTCACAGAAGAGCAACCGACTATCAAAGATAAAATAGTCTTAAACTTAACAGAAAGGAATAAAAATGGTTAAGCATGATTTTAGTGGCTATGCTACTAAAGCCGGCTTACGCTGTACGGATGGGCGGACTATTATGCCTGGCGCTTTTAAGCACCAAGATCAGGCTAAAGTTCCGTTAGTTTGGCAGCACGGCCACAATGACCCAGAAAATGTCCTTGGGCACGCTATTCTCGAAAATCGAGAAGATGGCGTTTATGCTTATGGATATTTCAATAGCTCGGCAAAAGCTGCTCATGCTAAAAGTTTATTAGAGCATGGCGATATTAATATGTTGTCGATCTGGGCTAACGAGTTAATTGAGAAAGCCGGTCGTGTTCTTCACGGGGCTATTCGAGAAGTTAGTCTTGTTTTATCCGGAGCAAATCCTGGAGCTGTTATCGAAAGCGTGACTCTTCGTCACTCCGATGGCATGCACACCGAGCTTGATGATGAAGCAATTATTTATACGGGATTAGAGCTGGAGCATTCTGTTTCTGAAAATGAGTCAGATATTCTTCATGCCGTAGCGAAAGTAGACGAAAAAATGGCCGATAAAGAAATGACCATCGAAGACATTTATAATTCAATGACTGAAGAGCAGAAAAATGTTGTTCACTTTTTAATTGGCGAAGCACTTGCTTCAGCCGAAGGTGAAATGGCGCAGAGTAATTTAGATGATAATGCAACCGCGCAGGAAGTTTACGACTCTTTAAATGATCAGCAGAAAGAGCTTGTTGATGCTCTTTTTGAGGAAGCAAAACAAATTAATCATTCAAACACGAAAGGTGAAGAAGACATGACCCGCAATATTTTCGAAAACAACGAAAACAAGAATACCATTTCCCACGAGGATCTTCGTGGAATTGTTGCTGATGCTACTAAGAACGGGTCTTTAAAAGATGCCGTTGAGACGTATGCTTTGGCTCACGGAATCACTGACATTGATCAGCTTTTCCCCGAGGCCACCGCTATCGACAACGTTCCCGAGTGGCTTAAGCGCCGCACCGAGTGGGTTTCGAAGTTGCTTGGCGATGCCCGCAAGAGCCCGTTCAGCCGCATTAAGACCCTCCACGCCGACATCACGCTCGACGAGGCCCGTGCTAAGGGTTACGTGACCGGTGCTTTGAAGAAAGAAGAGTTCTTCGGAGTTTCGAAGCGTATCACGACCCCCACGACCATCTACAAGAAGCAGAAGCTTGACCGTGACGACATGATCGACATCACCGATTTTGACGTGGTT